GTGTCAATCGTATATTCCACAATGCCGTCAGCTCCACTGGAAGAAGTAAAAGCAACAATAGCGCGGTTAATTCCGTCCAGAAGCACCTTGTCATTTCTCAAGGTATTGCGCCAGAATTCAACCCCGCTAATTTCTCCAACTTGATTCACATCTTCCAGAAGCATTCCCATTGCACTGTCTCCACCTAATTCAACTTTTCCACATCATATCCACAACGCACCGCGCAGGTTTTCCCGACTCCTGAAAGCCAGCTGCACGCCGTTTTGCTTAAATCCGTCCTGCTCCAGGACAATAAAATATTTTGTATTGTAAACGGCCACAAGAATAGCAACATGGCCATATTTATTCGTTTCAGATTTGTCCCAAATTAAAACATCGCCCCGCGAATAATCCGCAAGAATAGAATCTGGAGTCACATTCACATCACCCGGATTGTCAAAAATTTTTCTTGCTCCACCATCAGCACCAAGAGCAGGAAATTGCTCTATGCCCCATACATCGTGATAATACTGACGCGCAAGGTCTACACACTGGTAGGACTTATCACCCTTAAAATCCTTGTCTGTATAGTCAACCTTCTTTCCAATGTAAGCACGAATAAAGCTTGTTAAGGACATCATTTTTCCACCTCACAAGCTTCTTCTTTTTTCTCTCCCTTCTTTTCGCTCCAGTTGTCTTTTGCGATGTTAAAATCCATCACACCCAGACTGATGGCATAAGCAAATCCGCAAACCTTCCAGATTTCGTCAATAGTCGCATTCCCCAACAATCCGAACCATGACAAAACACTGCCTGTCACACCCAGCACAATAATCAGAAGCTTCAGCCATTTGCTATATTCCTTATTCTTCATTTTCAAAACTCCAAAAAAAAGCAGCTCCGGCGCACTGGAGAGATATAGAGTAAATGCGCCGCAAGCTGCAGAATTTATTTTTCTGTCTTAAAAAGAGAACAGATTTCTGTCACAGCAGTAGAGGCAATCCCAATTCCTGCAACAATCTGCACTGCATCAGCAGGAGAAAGATAAGTAACAACCGCGCTTGCAATAGTTGCAACGCCGCCGGTTATTCCAACCACAAGATTAAAAGTTTTTTTCTTCATAGTTTTTCACTCCTTGTCTATTTTTTCATACAACGCTTTTATATCGTTGTAATCTTTTTCAAGCTCTTCATAATAAATATGAAATTCCTGCATCCTGATTATCCACTCACCCGGAACCGTCACAGTGTTATCAGCGTTCCTTTCCTCGCCTTCAAGATCCGGGAAGATTGGAAAATCCAAAACCGGCACATAAGGCTTATATACAACCTTAGTCGTGCTTATGCAGCCCGTTAAGAGCATTATCAAGAGCATCCCCATGATGCAGCTCATCAATCTTCTTTTTAGCTTCTTTTCTGTTTTCACTCTTAACATCCGCTTCCTTCCTGCTGCCGTCCAGGCTTCTTCTAAGTTCCTCGATTGTCTTATTATTGTCTTCATACAATGCCTTGTACTTATTCGCGTTTGATTTCTGCCTCTTCGCATAAATCACGCAAAGCCCAAGCCCAACGGCAAGAGCAGCACAAAGCCAGAATAAAACCTTCGCAAGCATAAACGCCCCCCTATTTAAGCCCGATTTTAGTAGCCACATAACCGGCAAGAACAACCAGAGCCCCCTTAAAGATGTAATCAAACCAGTTACTGTTCTTGTCAGTCTTATGGTCATTTACAGCAAGCTTAATCTCCAGAGCTTCCACCCTGCTGGTAAGCTTGTTAATTTCTTCGACGCGCGAGTCCATTCTCGAAGTCAAATGTTTTACATCGTTTCTGATTTCAACAATCCCCTCAAGAATCTTTTCAACTTTTTTGCTGCTTAACTCTTCTGACTCGTCCTCATCACTCATTATTCTAATCCTTCATATTTTGCATCTTAATAAGGCCGGGAATCAAAGGCTCATACCAGAATTTCAAATCATCCAGGCTAAGCTCTTGCGGTCTCATCGGTAAATGATAATTCTGATATATCTCCCTTATCATCACCGGCACTCCGACCACAGCCTTTACAGTCTGCCTCCGGCCTTTAAGAGCAACCTCGACCTTTAGCCCGCTATAAAAAAACCCACAATGGTAGTCACTACCTTGTAATCATTGTTAGCGATTTTTGAAAACCAGCTAATATCCTGCCCTGTAATGGCAGAAGCAACGGCTAAAGTTTTATGAACTCCTTCCTGTTCCTTGAATTTATCCATGGCCATGTAAGCACCACCATTGGGATTTATAAGCGTAAGTTTTTCGCCGGCATATCCTTCCGGGCTCTTGTTGCTGATTACATATACAAAATCGCAGTCGTCATTTAAATAAAGGCTTCCTCTCTGAATTTCTTTCAAAAGCCTTGGAACAGAAGCATCAAGGATTCTCTTTCCGTTCCCGTCAGTAACATAGATGTCAATATCCTTATCTTCTGCCCAGCGTTCAATTTCCTTCATTGCCAGGTCTTCAGTCATCACGTTTTCTTTTTCCATTTGTTTGCTCCGTTAAAAAAAAATACAGGCAGGGGCCGCAGCCCCGCCTATTCAACTACAAATATCTCCAGTCACCGGCAAGACTTATAGCCATTGTGTTAGCCTTACCGTCCAGAACCTTCTCATCCGTAATCTGCATATTGCCACTGATGAGAGTGCCGTCAATCTTTGTCGCACTGATAGGCACAAAATCAAGATTAGCCGCAATCTCTTCTATGGATGCCTGGTCACCGCGCGAATCATCGGTAACGATGTTGATGTCAGTGATTGTACCAACAACACGAGTCTTCTTAGTTCTGAAAGTGCCGTCAGAGTTGGCAACCACTTCATTTTCAAAGCCTGGCAGTTTGAATTTGGGCTCATCCTCTGAGTCGCAAGTAAAACGCAAGCCGTTAATAACGATACTTTCTAAAGCTCCGCCTGATTTCGACATATTCTACCCCTAGCCCAGATACTGACCAAAATAAACATCGCCGGAAATTACTTCCACGTTGCCGCTAACCTTCACAGGGAAGATATAGTTAATTCTCTTAGGATTCTCGCTGTCAATCTTTACTTCCAGATTGTCAATTGTGAATTCAACGTCACTCATCAAAGCAGCTTCGCCAAGCGATACCGCAAGATTAGCAAACCAAGTCTTAAACATCTTAGGCTGTACAGCTGCAGGATTAGTTGTCACCTGTCCGTCAGGAACAAGAGGCGCACCCTTTACCTCATCGCTCTCTGTAATAAGACGAAGGTTATAGACAATATTCATAAGCTTTACAGCATCCACAACATAACGCCATGCAGGATATTTACCTGCACTTGTTGGATGATAGAATGTAACAATATCATTCAGCTCAGCGACGCTGCCGTTTGGAATACTTGTAGAAGCACCCTTCATCACAGCCTGATTTCTGACAACATAACTTTCCTGAGCTTCATCAGATCCACGCTTCAAGCCTTTCAAAGTTCCCTTGTAATTTTGAGCAGGATTTTTGTCAGCAGTAGTCAGAATGTCCAGCAAACCTCTGGCCCCAACAGCAAAAGGAAGCTCAGGAGCTCCCACACTTTCAATAAGGAAGTTGATTCTGTCAGTTGGACGTGCATCAGTAATTGCAGTTCGTGTTGCATAGTCATCAGTACAACCATGAGCAACAAGAGCACCACGCTTGGCCAGAACATCCCAGGCACCTTCACCCCATTCCTCATACACATCAAGCAGAGCCGAAGGACTCTCACCGTCTCTATAATCGAATGTATCAAGAATGAAGGTCTCCCAGATTTCTCCAATCTTAGCAAGAGCACTGTCTACAGCTGGAACTCCAGCACCATCCGCAAATGGAGCTACAGTTATAGCAATTCCCGGAATATCGCCGGTAACAGAAAGACCGATTCTATTACCAAGAGAGCCGCTCCATCTTGCCGTCAGCTCAATAACATCAGGATTATCCTCGCTGCCAGGAACAAGAGCCGCAGTTACACAGCGATCAACTTCAGAATTAATTGCTCTCACAATTGATTCATTAATTTCTTCAAGTGTTGCCCCTTTAGCAACAGTCACAAGAATATCAAGACCGCCCACAGTAACAGTCAAACGAGAAGCAGCGCTTGCAGCTTCTCCCCTTAAAGTGAGCGAACCTTTAGCAGCAACAAAATTGTCGCCTTTTTTTACCGGTAAGATGGTAACCGGAAAAGTCGCCATGCTTCCCGCAGTAGGATAAAGCTGTTTAGCCGCAAGATGCAGCGGGCTTCCATACCCGAATCTTTCAGCCACACTTGCGGCACTGCCGTCACATTCATATTTATTAAGGCTGTAGATTGCGTCATCGTTTCCCTGACCAACAATCACAAGCCTCTGGGGAAGCATACTAGCATTCCCTTTGTTAAAGTTCTTAGGAGTAACCTCACTGCCAGTAACTCTACTGACTGCACTTGCGCTAACACCCATAGCCCTTCATCTCCTTATTCAGACCCGACAAGAACATGACCGTTCTCATCGGTAATAATTCCGTTAATCTCCCAGTCAAGAATACCTTCGTTAATCTCAACGTCCTCAACATAAGGAATTGTCAAGGTAATGCGCACAATCCGCACACGGATTGCACTCTGGCCGCTGTCAGGCTCAAACGCCTGGAACTTCCAGCCCACATTCCCCACAATTCCCCTGAGCCGGAAAAAAGTATTTTTCTCAGCCCTAAGAATCCGGCGGCAAAGCCTTGCAGTTTTCCAGGCTTTCAGCCCGGCCCTCATGCCAAAATCTTCATTGCTTCCAGTGTTTCCCGTTGCGTATACATCCAGATACACAGTTGCAACCATATTCTGATTGTTAACGCTTCCCGTTCCCCTCTGGCCGTCAGAAGACTCAACACTCACATTCACACACGGAAAAGGATTACTTTCCGGCTCTTCATCATCCACGTACTGCAGCGGATTTTCATTTTCCACATACACAGCCACGTCATAATCTCGCTTAGATTTAACTCCAGCCTCAGCCGCAAGCTCAGCCTGATGAGCAAAATCAACCGCAAGCAAAGCCGCAATCTGATCGCGGATAATTTCGATATTATCCGGCTCGCTCTGCAACGTTGTGCAAGCAGGCTCAATTATCTCCGGCATCCTCATCCCCCGCATCTTTCAGGCTCGCCACCATAAAGAGGCGGTTCCACCCTACAGTCCTGTCAGGCTCGCAGAAAGACACAAACATCTCTTGTGTCTTCCCGTCCAGGTCAACCCAGCTCAACCGCCAGCCCCTACGCGGATAAAGAATCTTTCCCTCATCCGCAACCCTTGCAGCAACATAAGTGGCCCAGCAAGTCCGGCCAGCAATCTTGTTTCCCTCAGTATCAAAGCTATAGCCAATATCCGAAAGAATCATAGGAACGTCCGGCCATTCATCGCCGTCAATGCTAGTCAATGTC